TTGGAAATTCAGCTGAGGTTGTCTAAGGACTTCGAGCGCTGCCTCGAAGACCTGAAAAAGAAGTACGGGGAAGATTTCGAGTACATCAACGGGCTCCATCCGAGCCAGCTCGACTTCTCTGAGTTCATCGACAATTTTGTAGACAAGGATACGCTGGCGGACGCGTCCATCGACCCGAACGCCAACGCGAATCACAAGGACATCCGCTCCTTTATGACCGAGAAAGGGAAAGCGGAGGATAAGCTCTTCGGTCTGAACAAGATCTTTACCGAGATCAAGAAGATGTGGGGTCTGCGCACGGCGAAGATGTGGCTTGAGGCGGAGTTCTCCAGGGCTTTCTACCTCAATGATGCGACCACCGCGAGCTACTTCCCGTATTGCTGGGCGAACGATTTCACCCGTCTCGCCACGGAAGGCTTGTTCTTCCTGACGAACTACAATGCGGAGCCGCCGAAGCATCTGACGACCTATTTCGACGACGTGATCGAGTTCGTCTCGTTCCTGTCCAACCGTCAGAGTGGGGCGGTCGGGATGCCGAACGTCCTGATCTGGGCGTGGTACTTCTGGCAGAAGGACGTGAAGGAAGGATACTACATGAAGGATCCTGACTACTACCTGCGTCAGCAGTTCCAGAAGCTGGTTTACAGGCTGAACCAGCCGTTTCTGAGAATCGACCAGAGTGCCTTTACCAATATTTCCATCTTCGACCGCCCCTATCTCGAATCCCTCTTCGGCGGTCTGGAATTCCCGGACGGCACGCTCGCCATCGATCACATCGAAGACCTGGCGGAATGCCAGAAGGTCTTCATGGATGTGGTGAGCGAGATTCGCGAGACCAATATGTTTACCTATCCGGTGCTTACATACAGTCTTCTGTACAAGGACGGCAAGTTCCAGGACGAAGAATACGCCCGCTGGTGCAGCGCCCACAACATGCGCTGGTCTGACTCCAACTTCTTCGTCAGCGACAACGTCGGCGTTCTGTCGAACTGCTGCCGCCTCCTCTCTGATACGCAGAAGCTTGACGCGTTCATTAACTCCATTGGAGGCACGGCGCTGTCTGTCGGCTCCTGCAGGGTTTCCACCATCAATCTGGTGCGCATCGCCTACGAGAGCGAGATGGACAAGAAGAAGTACCTGAAGATCCTGAGAAGCCGTGTCCTTCTGGACTGCAAGGCGCTGACTTCCATGCGCCACATCATCCAGCGCAACATCGAGAAGGGGCTCCTGCCGAACTATCAGGACGGCGCTGTCGAGCTCGACAAGCAGTTCTGCACCATCGGCGGCATCGGCATGTATGAGGTTATGGATCTCTTCGGCCTGATCAACACCGATGAATTCGGATGCAAGAGCTACTCGGATGAGGCGGTGGAGTTCGCCACGCAGATTCTGGATGCGATGAACGAAGTCAAGGATTCTTTCCAGTGCGATTTTTCATTCAACATCGAGATGATCCCCGCTGAGAACTGTGCCGGTGTCATCTGCCAGGCGGACAATCTGCTGTTCGAGCAGAACAAATACTGGATTTACTCGAACCAATGGATTGCCCTGACGGAAAAGTGCACCATCCAGGAGAAGTGCAGGCTCGGTTCGCTCTTCGACAAGAAGTGTGGCGGCGGCTGTATCGCCCACATTAACATTGAGAACCGTTTCGCAACCGAGGAGGAGGCCTGGGACATGCTGAATTATGTAGCGCAGCAGGGTGTCATTTACTTCGCCTTCACGACGAAGATCAGCGTGTGCCGTCACAAGCACGCCTTCATTTCCGAGCCGCGCTGCCCGGTATGCGGGGAACCCATCGCCGATACCTATGCCCGTGTGGTCGGGTTCTACACGCCGGTATCCAGTTACCAGAAGGTCCGCAAGCGGGAGTTCGACGCCCGCAAGTGGATGAATGTACTTTCCAATGACGGGGTGATGCAGTAAGCATGTGGCTCAAAGGCATAACGGATGAGGACTTTGTCAACTACAGAGTCCCATCCATGTTTATCGCGACGACAACCTGTGACTTCAAGTGCGACCGTGACTGTGGCCGTCAGATCTGTCAGAATGTGGAGCTTGCGCATCAGGACAACATCCACACCGGCGACGACTATCTGATCAATCGCTACCTGAAAAACCCGATCAGCAAGGCGATCGTCTTCGGCGGCCTGGAGCCTTTCGATCAGTGGCAGGAGCTCTTCAACTTCATCCAGAAGCTGCGCATGCAGTACGGATGCAAGGATCCCGTCGTGATCTACACCGGCTACACTGAGCAGGAAATCGACGGCCATCTGCGCTTCCTGATGTCGATGCCGAATATCATCGTGAAGTTCGGCCGGTTCGTGCCGGATCAGCAGCCGCACATGGATCCTGTTCTCGGCGTCAATCTTGCGTCTGACAACCAGTACGCAAGGCAAATCAGTTAAAGGAGAAATACATATGGCAATTTCCGTGAAAGACAAGCTTAACCTGATCAGAATCATGACCGAAGACTACAATGAGTTCGGCGGATACTCTGACGATGCGAAGAACTCTGCGGCGCTGGATCAGCTGGTGACCTGCGTATGGCAGGTGACCAAATACCCGGAAGCGGATGAGATCCTCCAGGAGACCGATCCGCTGGAGAATCCGTAAGCATATAGAGTGAAGAACACAAAGGAGCACGCGCTCTTTGTAACGCTCGGCTCTACAAACCACGGTGAATCAATTCGTGAAGAAAATGATTATTACGCTACAGACCCAATCGCGATGGAACTCCTGCTTGAGAAAGAGCAATTCGACCATCATGTATGGGAGTGCGCGTGCGGCGAAGGTCACTTGAGTAAAGTGCTTGAGGCTCATGGTTACGATGTGACTTCTACGGATCTGGTTGATCGCGGCTTCGGAGTGGGTGGGGTAGACTTTCTATCTTCCGATGAGGTTTTTGACGGCGATATTGTAACAAATCCGCCGTACAAATACGCAAAGGAATTCGTAGAACATGCGATCCAATGCGTACCGAGCGGACACCGGGTAGCCATGTTTTTGAAGATTCAGTTTCTGGAGGGAAAATCCAGACGGGAGCTCTTCGACAGATATCCGCCGAAGCTGATTTATGTCGCCACCGGCAGAATCAATTGCTGCAAGAATGGCGATTTTAGCAAAGAGCAGCGCAGCAACAACAGTGCGCAGGCATATGCCTGGTTTATCTGGGAGAAGGGATACACAGGCGAACCGATCGTCCGTTGGTTTAATTAATACATAATAGGAGAATGCGATGCAACATTATCTGTTCTGCATGTGCGTTGCCGCGATGATCACGGCGACGCTGTATTACACCTACAGGAGGCCTCGCCCCTGAATGAATGAAGTGAAAGTAAAGAAGCTGCGCCCGGGTGCAAAGCTCCCGGCGCGCGGCTCTGAGGCGGCTGCGGGTGCTGATCTCTGCGCCTGTCTGGACTATGATCTCGTCAGCATTCCGCCGCACACCACCAAGATGATTCCGACCGGCCTCGCCATGGAGATTCCTTCCGGGCTTTTCGGCGCGATCTATGCCCGCAGCGGTCTTGCGTCCAAGCGCGGCCTGCGTCCGGCAAACTGCGTCGGCGTGGTCGATTCCGACTACCGCGGCGAGGTGATGGTCGCGCTTCATAACGATACCGACCTGAATCAGATGATTGAAAACGGCGAGCGCATCGCCCAGCTGGTGCTGTCTCCGTACTGCGTCAATCCGTTCCGGGAGGTTTCAGAGCTCAGTGAGACCGAGCGCGGCGACGGAGGATTCGGGAGCAGCGGTACAAAGGAAATGAAAAAGCGTCAGCACCGCGCAGAGAAGGACGCAATGGAGGAATGGTAAATGTATTTTGAAAGCGGCAACCGTTATCTTCTGACCGGTATTGAGAGCAAAACGGAGAACCTTCTGCATGAACAGATCCTTGGTCGGATCTGCGAGCTGGTATCCTTCCGCCTGAATGAGTATGGATACTTCAAGGTGGAGATTGACGGCGAGTATCACCGGATACATACAACGCCCGTGAAGGATGTTGATGCAACTGACTTTGCGAACGAAGTGACCGTCACGACCCAGAACACCGTCTATACCTTCGCGAAGGTCTTCGACGCGCCGAAGAAAGATCCTCCGCCGGAGGAAGATTGACACATGGCGATCGCTTCCGCCTGCTGGATGACCGGAAGCTCGCGAAGTTCCTGAACGAGACAGGCCTCTGTCCTCCAACATGTACGGAGACTCGCTGGCGGTGCGAAACCTGCACGTCCGCATATTCCTATGATATGTGGTATCAATATCTAATCTCAGAGGTTGAAAATGAAACGGAAATTTGATTTCAAAAACAGCTCTGGCGCGGTAGTGCTGAGCATGATTCTGCTCTTTGCCGTCATGATTGTGCTGAGCTTTTTCGCAACGGCCGGCATCCTGTGGCTCCTGTGCCGTGCGTTTCACTGGACGTGGTGGAGCTGGAGCGTGAGTTCCGCGGTATGGATGGCGCTCGGACTGCTGTCCAGCACCGGTGTGAAAGTGAGACTCGATTGAAACAGCTGATCATCGCCAGGAAGGATCTGGATATGTCTCCCGGCAAGCTCGCCGCCCAGGTGAGCCACGGGAGCATGGCCTTCCTGACAACACAGATTCGCCGGAAAGCACAGAAGGTTCTGAAGTACCCGATTCACGCGCATCCAAGCTATGAACTTGTAGGGCTGCGCGATCATGAGGTGACAGATCTGGTTCATCCGGCCGATTATCGCCGCGCCGATCTGTCACAGTGGGCGCAGGAGGCTTTTGACCGCGGCGAGCCGCTGTTCTACACCAGACCGGTTCCGGGGCAGGACGATCCGTATAAACTTGAACTCTGCAAGCCTGAGTACGAGTACACGGCGGAGCTGTTCTTCGATACCGATCTCTATGAGGGATGGATCGAAGGTGTATTCACTAAAGTTGTATGCGAGGCAAAGAACCGTGCGCACCTGATGAAGGCCGTGACACACGCAGAGGAACTCGGCCTGAAGGAAGGTGAAGACTTCTTCCTGATTAAGGACAACTGTCTGACAGAGCTGGAGCCGGAAGAGGTCGATGAAAACGGGCAGGGCAGGACGCTTACCGTCCTCGGATTCCGTCCGTTGCCGGACGATCTGTGCAGGCAGATCAGCCGTAAATACCAGCTCTACAAGTAAGGAGAAAGAAAATGCTCAGAATTGTATTCAAAAACGGCGAGGTCATCAGCTACGGAGAAGATGACTACACCGACTACAGCTATGACAGCAAGTGTTTCATCGTTATCAAGGGGCAGCAGTGGATCGGAATCTATAACATGGACTGCGTGTCCTGTGTGGAATTTGGACCGGAGCGTGCAAAGGTATGATGCTTTACGATATCAATGACCGTATGCCGGTCGGCAAGCTCATCCTGTTCTCCCTGCAGCTCCTGCTGTCCGTCTTCGTCGCGACCGTACTGATCGCGAACATCTGCGGCGTCTCCGTCAGCGGCGCGCTCTTTGGCGCCGGTCTCGCGACGCTGGCCTACCTCACCGTCACACGCCACGGCTCGCCCATGTACATCTCGAACTCCGGCGCCTTTGTCGCTCCAGTCCTGATGGCGCTGGCCGCCGGCGGTTATACGGCGGTGGCGGTGGGCGGTCTGGTCACCTGCGCGGTCTACTGTATTTTTGGATTTGTCTTTACGAAGATCCCGGTGGAGAACATCTACCGTGTCTTCCCGCGGGCACTCATCGGCGCTGTCACCATGGTGATAGGCATTACACTCATGGGCTTTATTGGGACCTATGTCCAAATCGGCGGCGAGCCCAGCACATGGGGCATCGTTATCGCTCTTATAACGGCGCTGATCATCGCCATGACCAGTCACTACGCAAAAGGCATGCTTCGCATCCTGCCCTTCCTGGTGGGCACCCTCGCCGGCTACGCAATCTCCGTCCTCCTGACGGTGACCGGCGTCTGCCCGATTGTGGACTTCAGTGTGTTCCAAGGAATTCATTTTCTGGCCTTCCCCGATGTCGCGGTGAAGCACTTGGAGGCGGTCCCCATGGCAAAGCTCCTGCCGGTTATCCCGGTCTACATCGCCTTTACCGTGAGCGCCATGATGGAATGCCTTTCTGATCACGCTGCTCTCGGCGGCATCATCGGCAAAGACCTGTATAAAGAACCCGGCCTCGGAAGGATCTTCGCAGGGGAAGGCGTGGCAAACCTCTTCACCTCCGTCTTCGGCGGGCTTGGAGCCTGCTCCTACGGGGAGGGCGTTGCCTGTGTCGGCTTCTCCCGTGTGGCCTCGTCCCTGGTGACGGCAACAGCCGCGGTCATGATGATGGCTCTTGCCTTTGTCCAGCCGGTGCAGGCCTTTATCCAGAGCATTCCGAGCTGTGTCTTCGGCGGCGCTGCGATTGTGCTGTATTCGTTTATCGTAGTGAGCGGCATCAAGATGATCAAGGATGTTGATCTGAATGTCCAGAAAAATGTTCTGCTCGTAGGCATCCCGCTGTCCATCGGCGTAAGTGGGATCGCGCTTGGCGGCACCGGATTTGCAGTAAGCGGTACAGCATTTGCACTCATCTCCGGTATTATTGTGAATCTTGCTTTAAAAGATCATGATGCATAATACCCGTGACTTGAGCGGGGAGCGATTCGGAAACCTTGTTGCGGTACGTCCTACAAGCGAGCGCAAATCTGGCAGTGTTGTATGGGAATGCCAATGTGATTGTGGAAATACCACATTGGCATCCGCACAAAATTTAAGACGCGGAGACAAGAAAAGCTGTGGTTGCCTTCTTGAAGCTGATTTAACCGGATTTTCATTTGGTGAATTCGTTGTTACTGGCTTTTCTCACAGTGACGGCAGACGTAAGTATTGGCGTTGTGAGTGTTCCTGTGGTGAAACTGTCTTAATGGATACGTACACGATCCATAGTGGAAAGAAAGTCCATTGCAGAAGCCATGCGCATATGAATCCATTGACGATTGATTTAACCGGGCAACGTTTCGGCAGATTGACCGTCGTTGAGAAGATGCCTTATAACGACAAATTTAACCGTGTTTTATGGCGATGCAAATGTGACTGCGGAAACGAAAAAATAGTAATGGGTGCATATCTGCGTACCGGCGCGGTCAGTAGCTGCGGATGTCTTGTTTCAAAGGGCGAACTTGCAGTCGAACAATGGTTGGAGTCGCACAATATTGAGAAGGACACACAGTATAAATTCGATGATTTGTTCGGAGATAAAGATTATCTTAGGTTTGATTTCGCTATTTTTCACAATAGGGAACTAAGAGGATTGATCGAAATCCAGGGGCCGCAGCACTGGCTTGAATCGAACGATTGGCACACAGATACATTGGTGCGTTATGACGCAAAGAAAAAACTGTACTGTGCTCAACACAACATTCCATTGCTCGAAGTCCCATATGACCATGGAGATCTTGATATGTCTTCCGTTGAACAATTCATCAATCTGATCCTGAAGGAGGAATCCCATTGAGTAACAAATCTTTTACCGCATATTTGGCCGGAGGCATATTTTGCTACGGCGACCTGCTCCGTAACACGGAGTGGGCGTCAAGGCTCCGCGCCGCTTTCCAGAACATTGATCTTTATTCCCCGGTGGAGAATACCGACATCAACGGTGTGGAGGGTAAGAAGAAGTTTGCCGATTCCAAGATGATCGCCTCTGCCGACAACGCCCGCCTTGACAATACCGACGTGCTCATCGCATGCATCGACGGCGATGTTCTGCCGGCAGGAACCTGTGCCGAGATCGGGAAGTTCCACGAGAAGATCGCACGCGGCGATAAGAAATTTATCGTCGGGATCTGCACAGACAACCGCCAGTGCGCCCTGACCCACAGCGAGGCGAAGGACAGGGGCGGGGCTTCCGAGCTCGGCGAGCAGCAGTACAGCTACCAAAACCTCTACGTTACCGGCCTGATCAAGGAATACGGCGTGCTCGTTTCCAACATCGATGATGCGATCAGGGAGATCGAGGGTTGGCTTGGGCAGGAGAGTTAACATGTTGGAATGGAACGTCTATGTCGGCAATTTCAACAGCGGCCTGATCGAGCCGCATAATGTCTTCGATCACTGGCGCTTCATGGAGGACTGCCGAAAGAACGCAAAGAAAAACGGCGGAGACAAGGATGCCTTCGTCGAGCAGCTGAGACGCGATCTGATGTACTACTACTGGTCAAAGTGCGAATGGGAGATCATCATCGATCACTGGCCGCACTGCGACCGGTTCCGTGATGAGAAGGTCGACGTTTACGACCAGGTGCGCCTGAACTTGGATAAGTTCGTGGATTACGTCTGGCAGAATATCGGAGAGCTGAAGAAGAAACCGTGCTCCCCGAAGACAAGGAGAGAATGATAAACAATGAGCACGACGACACAGACGGTCACGTATCCGTATGTGACAATGAATCATCTGGCACTGATGCTGACGATGCTGAAGCATCGGATTCGCTTCCCGAAGCAGGCGGAGAAACTGGTCGGAGGACGGATTCACGTTCTCGATCCGGCAATGTGCCCGGATAACAACACACCGATTGCGGTGTTCCATCCGGATCGGTACACGGCGTATCCGATCAAGATCTGAAGGAGGTACATACGATGGAGAAGATAGAAAAGTATATTGTGGAGGCGCGGAACGCGGCGCTCTCCGACAGCGGCATAATCGTTAACCGCGACGATCCGAATAGCGGTGTCAAGGTAAGCTTCGGTTTAGACCAGCCTCCGCTCGGCGCCGCGCCGTACAGCGTTGTTGCACCGGCGCGAATCCATGAGCTCACGGAAGCGATCCTCCGGTATATTGACGACCCGCAGTTGAACCGTGACAAGCTTGCCGTGATGAAGACGTGGGCGCGTGAGACTGTCGAACAGCTTGACCTGCTTGACACCATGCTGATTTACGAGTGAGCGTCCAGATTATACGCGGCGATCTCCTGGAGGCGGATGCGGATATCATCTGCCACCAGGTGAATTGCCAGGGAGTCATGGGCGCTGGTGTCGCAAAACAGATTGCGGATAAATGGCCGAATGTAAAAAAGGAGTATGTAAAGTTCTGTAACAGCAAAAAGCTGAAACAGAATCTCCTTGGAGAAGTTCAACTTGTCGCGGCAAACGGCGGGTTTCAACAGGAATGTGACCCGCTGATCCTGAATATCTTCGGTCAGTTCTATTACGGACATGACGGCGTTTACACCGACTACTCCGCGCTGACCAAGGCGTTCCGCAAAATGAACCAGCTGTACAAAGGCAAGACGCTCGCGTTCCCATACGGATTTGGATGCGGTCTCGCCGGCGGCGACTGGCAGGATGTCGAGCCGATGCTCGTTCGTCTGCTCCCGGACTGTGATGTGAAGATCTACTGGAAGGGATAAAAGGATGGTTCATAATCCGGTGATAGGCCGTACTTATTTTGTACATGGGTGGAAGGTGCTTTGTAAATGTACGAAGATTAAGCCTGGCGGGAATGCGACAATACGAATACCGAGCGATACGCAAAGCTTTCTCCATTTTGATGTCCCATTTGTCATGTTGTACGATTTTGCACTTGGAGCTGATACAAATGATTCATAATCCGATCATAGGCGAATATTATTATGCTGTAGAGATGTATTACGATTACGATGGGACGCCACGGTTTGTTCTATCGCCATGCCGATGTCTGAGCATAGCAAAGGGGAATCGTATTGAGGCGTTTATGTGTGGACGCCCTGAAAATGACCCATGTATCGAGCGCATCCCGATATCTCTGCTTGTGCAATTTGGTGAGCCAGTCTATGCAACAAACACTGAATGGTTTTGAGGTGATAATTTAAAATATGATCTGTTTTGGATGTGGAGATGAATACGATCCGAATGCACGCGAAACTGTAATCGAATTGGTTTCCGTCCCGGACGATCCCGAAGAGGAAGAAACTCCCGTTAATACAAAGAAACTCCGTATGTTCGGTAAGACGCTGAAGTTGTGTCCGGCGTGCACCAGAGCATGCGCGATCGGGATTACGTTGAACAGTCAGAATCTGCGGCTCACGGAAGACCTGGAGTTTGAAGAAGATGAACAGGACGCTGATATATCTGAGGATAAACCGCAAGATGAGACAGTATAAAACCGCGATTTTATCATGGGTTTTGAGTATGGTTCTGGCGGCGTTTGTCCTGATCCTGACATCCTGTTCCACCATCGCGCCGCCTGCAGCGACATCGCCGGAACCGACACAGGAAGCAGTTGCCGTATCAACGCCGGTACCTGAACCCGAACCGAAAGAAACGCCGATACCGTATACCATCGTAACGCCGACACCGCCGTTGGTTCTGCCGTACGGATATCCCGGCGCGTTTGTCGACCCCGCACATAATACTATTTCGTTATCCAGAGAGATCTTCGACCTGACGAATCAGGTTCGCGCGAAGAACGGACTCGGCGAGCTTACATATGCGGACGATCTCCAGGACGCGGCGGATGTCAGGGCATATGAGTGTTCGATCACATTCTCTCATACGCGGCCTGACGGATCATCCTGCCACTCCATCGTGGAAGAGATGGACTACTATGTGACAGGGGAGAATCTGATCAAGGTCGACCGTCCGATCGCCGTACCGGAGATTATCATGTCCGAGTGGATGACCTCGGAAGGTCACCGCGCAAATATCCTTCTGCCTGAATTCACAAAGCTCGCGGTCGGCGTGTATGAAAAGAATGGCGTGGTTTACGCCGCGCAGATCTTCATGGGATAAAATGACATCTTATACATGCCAGAAATGCGGGCGTACGCTTTATCATACGCCGCATCTGATTATGACGTCATATCCGATTGACTGGGTGCTGTGGTGCCCGAATTGCGATGAAGATTACTATCTTCTTGTAGATAAAGTCCTCTGTAGCGCAGAGGAATACGATAAAAGGATTAATCAGTATTATTAAAAGGAGACTAAAACAATGGCTAAACTGAAACTCTCGCCCCCTTGGGACACTTACTATCAGGAACTCAATGTGATGTTCAAGGACGACCCGACGGTTCATGTCGTCATGGATGACGATGAATGCGAGGTAAAGCTGTACGTGGACAGCGGCGACAAGGCTGAAGCGCTGCGGCAGCTCCTGCCAGAGACGAAGGAATTCGGCGGCGTTACGCTGAAGGTTACGGTGGTACCCGCCAATGCGTCGTCGCAGACACGGTATGTTTACAATAAGGATTGCGACGGATATATGGAGAGAGTGTTCCGTAAGGCGTTTGATGATAACTCCGCGCTCGACGACGTTGTCACCGTTCGCGGCGTATTCGGCTTCAGCGCCTGCTATGTGATCTTCAAGAAGGAAGTCGTTCAGTATTATAACGATAACATGAGCGACATCAACGGCCTCTGCTCCACGCTGTATGAGTACGTCGCAAGGGACATCTTCAAGCCAGACCTCGGCGCCTTCTACTGCACCAGCGCCAACAAGGATCAGAGTCTGAACTACGCATTCAGCTGGTAACTATTATACAATGTAGAGAAGATGAGGGTATAAAAATATCCTCATCTTCAGACACTAAAGATAAGGATGCAATGAAAATGAAACAGTTTAAGAAACAGATCACAGAGTTAGAGTACCGAAGCGCAAAGCCTGGATATGATAAATTAAATCTTATCGCTTGCCGGAATAGATTCTATCGTGCGGACGATCCATACTGCCTGATTGATGGAGAGATGTTAATCGGTGAAGATGCATACTGGGAGTTTCGAGATAACACAGAAAAGTATGATGGGCAAACATACTATTTTCGCAACGATGACATGGAGATGGATTTTGAGGTAGCTGTCCGTAACGAGGAATTTATACCGAAAGCGGTTTGAAGTAACTTCAAACAAAACGAAAGGATACGATATGGTATTTCATATTGCTTATGATGTTCCAATCTCATTTTATGTTGACGCAGATTCTGAGCAGAGGGTAAGAGAACTCATTCACGATCATTATATAGAATCGTTGTATCGTTATAGCAAACAGGATACTAAGAAGTCTGTAGAATTGTACGATGTGATATCTGAAATGGCAATCAAAAACTTCGACCAGGCTAAAGAAGTATTTATAGAACCGGAGGATGAGACGTTGTCAAAATCACGTATGCACGGAAGTCAAGTGTGCAGGATCTGGGATGAATAGGTCAAGAGCGGAAAACAGGTACAATCGCAAACGTATTATCCAGAAGCGACTGGATATGCTTGACGCTGGTACTCCTTCATGGTTTGCGTATTCGAAACTGGCAGACCTGAAATTCATCGGGATGCTTGATAATAACAATGAGATGAACAGGCTGCTCGGCAATAGTGGAAAGCGTAAAACAAATACCAGGAAGGCGAGCGCGTCCTATCGCCACAAGGGCGGCTACGGCGAAGCGAAGAAGTATAAGCCGCGTGACAAGCGGCAAATTGAAGATATGAATCTCCAAGAGAGCGAAGAGCATATTTGCTATGGCCTCGGGCATGAGTGCTGCGAATCATGCGAGAGTGTGTGCCCGTACAGATGAAAGGAATATTGACGACCACGGAGGTTGTGTATAAATGTATGCAGTAGACCCATACGAGCATATGACGATCGAAATTAAGATAAAAGATGGTGAACAGGTGGTTGCGAAGTGCTCAGCAACAGACAACTGTATCCATGATCTTCAGGTTCATACCGACTATCAGAGACGCGGATACGCCAAACGCCTGATCAGCGTCCTTGAACGCGAGTTCGACGCTAACTGGCTATGGGTAAAAGCCGATAATATGGAAGCCGTCTCATTATATAATAATCTCGGCTTCAAGATTATCGAGATCGACGACGGTTATTATAAGATGAGGATGGAGACAGATGATCAGGAATAAAGTTGTTAAAGTCGCAAACTATGCGACGGATAAACTCCAGGAAACACTGGAATGGTATGGTAAGGCTGGATATAGACTTGTATCAGCTGTGGTGGCAAAGAATGAATATAACTTAGATGCGATGTATCTATTCTTTACCCAGGACTACTAAACGGCAGTTTAACAATGAATGTAGTATTTCTTGATTACGACGGTGTTGTCAACACGCCGATGTGGGACGTTTACGGTAAGCGTTGTACCTATAACTATCCGGAGGACAACAGCGTAAATAACTTCCAGTGTGTGCAGTGGGTATCGGAGTTTTGCCAGAAATATGACTATAGTATCGTCGTGACGAGTACATGGCGAACAGAGGGTAACTACATTGACTGCCTGAAAAACGGCGGTCTGCGCGAAGGAGTTGAGGTGCTTGGTAAGACTCCGGTGCATCGTAATGACTATGGGTCGCGCGGCAGCGAGATTCATGAGTATCTCGCAGAACACCCGGAGATTTCCCACTTTCTGATCTTCGACGACTACGATGATTTCTATTATACGCCGGATTTGTATGACCACCTTGTGGAGTGTGATACTGCCACAGGATTCGGTTTAAACGAATATTACAAGGCAAAGCGTATGCACGAACAGATGCTGAATAAGGAGACCGTACAATGATTATTAATAGTATATATCTCGGCATTGATGAATGCTGTAAGTACTGTGAGAATTCGTCTGTCTGTGAAATGCAGATAGACCCTGATACTGTTGAAGACGACGAATTAATAACATGTTACGTGGATGATGTTACGCTTGTAAAAGCAGGACAGGAAGCGTGCATGGATTTTGTCTGGGCAGATTAATCCATTAACACTTACGACACGAAGAATGAAAGGCGAATGAATGACATACGTTCCACCAACAACCATCTATCCTCCGATGCCGCCTGTATTGCCAAAAGTCAAGATAACGCGCGATCCTTACGTGCCTCTGTATTGCAAACACTGTGGCGCTTATATCCCGGAGTCAAGTAATATCTGCGTTTCATGCGGCAGGCGAATCGATTCGATGCCGGCTAAAACGAAAGAGAAGAAGCAAACAGCTGATATCGATCTTGACAGCCGCTCGACCAGGACGATTAAATTCCAGAATAATGTTTATGATAACGCAAGATTTGTACCGCAGTCTGTGTCGAGAACAGTTGGAGACGGCCAGATTGAGTATGTGGTCGATTGTAAAATTGTGTTTTCATGTCCACTGCCGGACGAAGTACATCGCAAGCCGGAGCATCCAGTCTATCGGCTCGAAGGGCTGTCTGTGGATCTGAAGCCGACAGATGTTCCGGATGGAACACTGTTTATGGAGTTCGATACACATAATGTATATTGCTTCCATGCTGATTTAAGAAAATGGGTTAAAGTAGGGAAATGGTAATGATATATCGCAATGAACAGATTGTTAACAGCGAAGGATCTGCAGAGCATACTGTCGTGCAGTAAGGATAGAGCATATGAGCTGCTCCATTCTTCCGGTTTCCCGACCATACAAATCTGCGGTCGTTATTATGTGAAGCAGGATGACTTTGACTGCTGGCTCAGTACATACAAAGGAAGGAAATACATCATATGAAAATCAGATACGATGATGCTGCATATATCCTGAATTACAGGAAGAAACACTGGTTTCAGAAATGGTTCTGCACTTATACGGTAAATCCTCTGGATAACGAAGGGTACAGAATTGCATGTGATATCAAGATGCCTGTGTACATCCTGCTTGTGGTTCCGTACTTTATCCTATCCGTATTATGGTGTATCTGGGAGACAGGGATAAAGAATGGTGAATACTTTCTGCCACGGCGTACGTACGAATACACTGCGGCAAAATACGATTACGCAAGCGACAGAATCCGTGAGAGATGTCCACAATTAACAGATTGAGAACGGAGGAAACCTGACAATGGGATTCGGGTTCAACTACGATCAAAACGAGGACGAATACTACGATAGAAATTATCCGGCAGTTGACGCCGATGGGTACGTTGAAAACTGGTGGAAACGTGCGCTCGATGATAACGAGTCGGAGGATTAA